TGTTTGCAACAACGTCTGATGTGTTGCCGTTGACGGGCCACTGAAGAATGGTATCGGTTGAAATTGACAAAGACTCATAGCCCACCTGTGATGGGCTGATGGTCTGTCCTGTATAGGGGGAAACGTAACTTGTCATATTTAGCTATCCACGGCAACTGCTTGACGATCACCAAGACGATCCACATCTTCTGTTTTGAGAGATTGAATTGCCTCAGTGTACTTTTGTTGGAAAATCTGACGCTGATCGTTCTTTAGGAACGGCATTGCTTGTAAAAGGGTGCCAAACAACATTGCTGTTGGAGCATTTTGAGTCAACCAATTAGTTTGATTAGTAGAGCTCAATGGAGCAATACGCTCGTAGTAGAGCACTTCAAAATCATAGTTTTGGTCAGGAGTAGGGGCCAAATACCAGTGTTCCCAGTCAGTATCTGCATAGAACTGAGGAGGAGCCATTTCATTATTGTCAGGCCAAAAATTAGTTAAATACTCATATTTGCGAAGAAATACAGGCTTTCTTGTCCCAGTGGCATCTGTGAAATTAAAAGACACAGTCTTACGCCATCTAGCTGGTTTAGCCAATACTGGATTTCCAGCAAGCATGGTTGCCTGTGCTACCTGCAATTGACCAAGAGTCTTGATCTCCTGAGCAATTTCAAATTCAGCCAAGGTAATAAATGTAGGAATAGCATTGATAGTGGCCTGATCTGACCGCTCCAAGTACTGTAGAACAGTCGATGTCAGACTATCGTAGGTCATTACCCATGATGGTGTAGCTGTGGTCATTTTTTCCCCATTGTTCCGTCTATTTTCCCATCAGGTTGACAATCTCACAAGGTCGCTTATGCAATCATAGATTCTGATGTACTTTTGACTTGTGCGACACGATTCAACCACCCTTTTCCGAATGTACCAAAGGTCGGAAGACTCTTATAAAACGCATCTTTTTCGTCACTAAATTTGTTGATCAAATCGATTGGATTGGCATTCTTGATAACCTGTAGGGTTCCATTGCCAATAACCCCATCAGCAGGCACTCCTGCGGCCTCTTGGATAAGCTTTGAAGCCCTACCTACACCCATGTTCACAGATGCATCAAAGACTGCGTAATCCACGCCTGAAGGTAGGTCGTCGCCCTTTACCTTGTCCCAGTAGTTTTGCTTGTAAAGGTTGTAGACATCCTGATCAGAAATGTTCTTTAGGTCATCCTTGCTGATGTGTGGATTTCCCTTCCAAGAACGATAAGTCTCCAAAGTAATGCCCTTCATAGTGGCACCGCCGGGATCGGCTGGNTTGTCACTCCATAATCCTTCGCTTTGAAGAACATGGTTTAGGGCAGACTGGTAGTTCTCTTTCATTGCTCAGATCCTATCTTAATGCCTGTAATTAAGCCAATAAATCCACCAATAATGGTTTGGAATGCTGGCCCGACTATCTCAAAAAGCTTGTTGTTATCGACTTGTGGGTTAAAAAACCCAAACATAAATACTGTCACCATAGACAGCACTGTTATGCATAAAGTAAAAGAGGCAATCATGGTCACCCATGTAGCTAGTTCGTCTTTGTTCATTTTGTCACCGCATCGTATTGGGAATAACACGCCTCAAGGGCTACTCTGATTTGGTCTGCACGGGAAGCTTCCCGTTCAAGAAATTCTGAATCCTCGGCAGAAAGGCTGGCTCCAGTGTTTCCGCAGGTAACTTGTCCATTGACGGTGCTTTGACTGGCCCTACTGGGGCGGTTCCGCAACTCGACAAGAGCATTAGCGAGCTGATTGTTGATAGCACTAATTTGAGCATCTTTATCTTTCCTTATTTGGTCTGTTGCTGTTTGTTGTTCTGCTTCTTTGGCTCGTGTGGCGGCTTCTTGCTCCAACTTATATGTCGTAAGCTTGCCATACCCAATGCTATAGCCGTTATACCAAGCACCAAATACAATGAGACCACCAATGATAATTTTGACATAGGTGCCTATTGATAGTGGGAACATTAACTAGGCTCCGCATCTTTTTTCATCATGACGGAAGCCCCTCCAGCACCGGATACGATTCCTAGTGATTCAGCTAACTCTCTTAAGGATACTGGCCCACTCATTACTTCATAAGCCGCTATTCCTAAAATAGCTAAAAATCCAATAAGCCAAGTAACCCGACCTATATCAAAAGTTTGATTGTCTTTGCCAGTCAATAGATGAATGAAAAATTCTTTCATTTTGCGTGCCAAAATCCAGCTATGAAGCTGATTAATCCACTAATGGCTGAAACAATAGCCATCCCCATCCAAAATCCTCCTCGGCTCTTATTAGCCAAGGCACATAATTCTTCTAGCTGAGATTCCATCTTGTCCATTTTCTTGGACATATCATTAAACTTGGTCTCATATCCTTCGACTTTTTGCCAAAGTACGCCATACTTCACTGGGTCGAAGTCGTAACTCATGATTAATCATATCCACGAAGTGTCTTCGCCAAGCGAGCACGTTGACCAAGTTTCCCTGATTTTTTAGCGGCGGAATCCAGTTTCTTCTTAGGGATGTCATGTCCTTCTTTGACATGTAATTCCTTACGAAGAGCACCGGGATGCTTAATGGCTTTTTGAATCCACTTCTCGGACATGATTAAATTCCTTATTGAGCTGGTGTCTCAGCAGGAGCTTCAGCAGGAGCTGGAGCTTCTGCAGGTTGTGCACCTTGTGCTTGAGCTTGTTGTTGAATAGCTTGTACTAAACCTGCAACTTCTACAAATTTTTGGTTACCCAAATATTGCAGGATTGCGTTTACTAGATCAGTTGATAGTTTGATACCATCCATTTTTTAATCTCCATGAAGTTGCCACCAAATTAGGGTGGTGGCTTCCCTTTAAATATTATGCCTGAGCTGGTGCGGTTGTGGAAGTTGCAGGTGGAGTTACCCAAGGAAGCGGAGGAGTAACTACTGGCGGATTGATTTGATTTGCAATTTGAGTATCCAAATAAGACTCAATGTTTGCAACGCCTTCTGTTCCCAATGCTGATTGAACCCATCCAATTACCTGTGATTGAGTCAATTGCGCATAAGGAGTGTAGGGATCTCCAGATTTGTACATAACACCAGTAGAAGCATAAGTTGAAGCTGTGTAAGGAACCTGATAAGTTGTTCCGTCTGGATTTGTGTAAGTTTTTTCTTCAGAACTTGTTGCTACGCAACTCCAATTCACAGTAAAAACTACATCAGTTTGACCTTCTGATTGAGGGTAGCAATTTAATGAATTGACTATCCAGTTGTATGTGTTTGACATTTTTAATTTCCTTTTTAAGAAGCTTGGAATCTAGTCCAAGTGACATATGCACCTAATGTTCCACCAGCGGTGTTTGTTAAAGCTACTGTTCTTGCCGTTCCGCTGACTGCAAATGAACATCCAGAGGTTGTTATATTTGTAACTGTTAATGTTCCAGTACCAGTACCAACTACAACTAAAGCCATAGCCCAAATACCTCCGTTAGGAGCACCATTTTGGCGAGCAAAGAATAAATACATTCCTGATACTCCATTTGGGAATGTATAAACATCACTTGTTCCCGGATATGGAATAGATAATGCAGTCGCACCATTAACTACTGGGCCAGCAACAACCAAACCGTATGCTTGACTCGATGGATTGGTTGTTGTACCAATTAAAAGAGAAGCATTGCTATCTAAAGTCATAGCTTGGTTTGAGCCGTTTACCCACCAAGAACTTTGGTTATAAAAACCTTTGTAAACAGGTTGTTGAGAACCAAAACCATATTCACAATATAAGTTAATTGACCTTGTATTATTGGTCTGTTTTTCTGCGGTAATCATATTTACACCAGATGACGCATCACCTATGTTAATACCAGTTGTTCCAGATGTGCTACTTGAATTAAGTGCGTAATTAGCTAAACTTAAAGTTGTAGATCCATACGAATTAAAAGATTGATTACCATCTGAAGCTGAATTTGATCTTGCTTGACCAAGAGCACCAATACTACCTGAAGTATTTACAACTTGGCTAAACGAACCAAAAGGAGTTATAGAAGATACATAAGTTGCATCTACATAAACTGGAGCGCAATTTCCATAACTACCATTAAACCAAATACCAACATCAGGATTACCGCCAGAAACTGATGTTTCAATGGCATGGTAAACCGTTCCACCATAGGTTACTTTTACAGTTTGTACGATGTATGGAGAAGAATTAGTTGTAACTTGAACATATAAATCTTCAGTGTTGTAAGCAGTATTAGAAAATACTTGCCATGTATCTGTACGATTTCCTGATCCAGCTCCACCACGTTTTATGGTAATAGTACCGTCAACCCAAGAAGCCGCTTGACCTACAGATCCAGCATAAGCTTTTGCAAGCAACAAGTAACCTTTGTTTGTACCAAGGTTAGGAGAACCTAAAGTCAAAATAAATTCATTTTGGAAAATAGGAGTTGCACCATAATTTGAAGCAATACGCTGTTGAGCATTTCCCGGTGTTACACCACCAACACCAAGGTTTCCGTCTTTAGTAATAATCGCTGTTTGGCTATAGCTAGGTGTAGTACCAGCAGAACCAGATGATGCGTAGTACCAAGCACATGCACCAGAACCAGTGCTTGCTTCCATCAAAACAGATGGATTTGTTGCCTTAAATTTCCATACTGTGCTGTTTCTATAAGCGTTTAAAGCAAAACCACCATACGAACCACTACTTCCATAAAAAGAAGTATTTGCATTCAAATCAAGTGCTGTGTATCCACTATCCCAACTATAAACAGTGGTGATGTTGTTTCCTAAAGTTAAATTCCCTAAAGTAGACAAGTTCAATGTATTTTGAACTGCGGCATTTGCACCTGCTGTACCAGATACAGCATGATAAATACTAGTAGCACCACCGTTCATTTGCAGGTAACCGGCAACATCACTAGTAATGTATTTCCAGTTAGCCGCATTCCAGTATGCGTTTGAAGTAACTACAGTATTTGCGTTACCTGCGCCACCAAAACCAGCAGTATCTGCTTGGAAAGCAATAAATCCATTCCAACCAGAAGTGTATGGTGCAGTATTTCTAATACCTAAACATCCAGCAGTATCCAAAATTGCACGAACTGTATTAGCAGTAGCAAATTGAATTGGGTAAGAAGCAGAGTTAATAACTGAGTTATAGGCAGTTGAACCAGTGGCTAATTGACCACCAGCACTACTTTCAACACCAATGGTCAAAATATAGCTATTGGTGATATTAATTGCAGAGCTATAAGTTCCAGTTGCCGCCGAAAATTGTGATGATTGAGCAGTACTTGATGGGGATGTAACTGATAATTGTTTGCCAGTATTAAACGTATTACCAATTGCTAACTGGGATCCGTTAAATTGCAGATTAGCAGAAGTAGAAAGTGCAGTTGAACTATTGCCATAAGGGATATATCCAGCAGTAACTGCTGTCAATCCTGTGCCACCATTGGTAACAGCTAAAGTACCTCCAACGGTAATAGCACCAGTAGTTGCGGTATTTGGTGTAAGGCCTGTTGTACCAAAGCTTAATGAAGCTACGTTAATGCTAGTTGCTTTAGAAGCAAGAAGCTGTACGTTACCTGAAGCGTCTTTGTAGAAAAGCTTACCGTCAAAGTAGTTCAATGCCAGTTCAGCACCACTTGCACTGCTGGTCAAGTTAGACGCAGATGGAGTGTTGCCAGTGGTTCCACTAGCGTAGATCAGAATCGGGGTATATCCGCTTTGTGCCATTTTTAAGTCCTTTTAACTTTCATGTATTTTGCCATCAGAATGCACCGCCAGCAATGCCGCCAAGTGCAGTTGCAGTTCCTGCGACAAGTAAATTTGTTGAACCAGCATCAGTTGTTGTACCAACTGAGAAACCACCACTTACAGATAAACGAAGCTTTTCAACACCATTGTTCCAAAATGTCATTGGAAGATAGGTGCCAGTACCGTTGATTCCTGATACCAATTGGACATCTGTAGATCCATTGGTAGCAATCAGAATCTTGGATGCATTGGTTGGATTCGAGTTATTGAATGCCTGCCAAGATGCCGCTATAGAGGTTCCATTAGGCAATGCATAGATGCCAGTTGAACCGTTTGCTGTACCAGTGACAAAAGCGGTTCTTGAAGCAAATGTTGCGTTGCTAAAGTCACCTTGGAATCGAGCGGATACGCCAGCATTACCAAGGGTTAAAGTTGTTCCGTCAAAGGTGTGATTAGCACTAGACTGGAATGCACTTGTACCGTTACCGTAAGGGATGTAGTTAGCTGTAAGGCTAGTTAAACCTGTACCGCCGTTGCTCACCACCAAAGTACCGCCAAGAGTAATCGCACCTGAAGTCGCAGTCGATGGAGTCAAACCAGTTGTGCCGCCGCTGAATGTAGTCACAGCCACGCCACTCAATGTTGACCACTGAGGAGCTGTACCAGTAGATGTCAGAATCTGACCGCTAGTACCAATTGCAAGGGTGTTGTAAGCAGATGTACCGTTGCCATATACCAATGATCCAGCAGTCAAGCTAGTCAATCCTGTACCGCCGTTAGCTACTGGAGTCGTGCCCAACAGGCTCAACAATTGAGCTGTTGTTGCCGCAGTAGCATATCCAGTGGTGTTATTTGCGTATACGAATCCAGTCAAACCGCCAACTTGCAAGTTAGTAGTGATCAAATTTGTGAATGACTCAGTGGTAGAACCGGGGATCTTTTGCCATGCACCGTTACTGAAGATGGCCCAATCACCTACGTTCCAACCTGAAACACCATTCAAAGTCGTGTTACCTGCAGTCGTTACCACATAGTAGTAGCCTGCTGTACCGACGCTAGATGTCAAAGTAGGACTGTTTGTATTGGCGTTCCATGTGCCTTGATAGGCAGGAGCATTAGTCGCTTGTGTGCTGATCGAGGTGATTTGACCTTGAGCGTTAACTGCAATAACTGGAATAACTGCTGAAGAACCATAAGTTCCTGCGGTTACACCAGTTGCTGTAATCGATGGAGTAATGCTTCCTGAACCATTGGTAATAGTGATACCAGTACCAGCAGTAATTGTTGTACGAGTAAATCCTGTGCCATTACCAATGTCAATTTGACCGTTGGAAGGTGTTGCTGTGAGTCCAGTACCACCATTGGCGATAGCCAAAGTACCAGCCAAAGTAATGGCACCAGTCGTCGCTGTGTTAGGTGTAAGTCCAGTTGTGCCTGCTGAGAAGCTTAATACACCAGTATTGGCAATAGTTACTGCGGCAGATCCATTGTATGAAGTTCCGCTTAAACCAGTTCCAATAGTCAATGCATAAGGATTTACCGCAGTGATTGTTCCTGATGCACCGAGAGCCACAGTCACGCCGTTATAGGTCACTGAATTGTTTGTCAGGGCACTATTTGGAATGTTTGTGAATGTATTGGCAGAACCCGACATCGACTTGTTAGTAAGGGTTTCTACTCCCCCTAAAGTCGCTAAAGTGCCAGTTGTAGGCACTGTGACGTTAGTTGCACCAGTTGCTGTTAGGGTTAATGCGTATGCCCCTGAAGTTGCAAAGTTTCCAGCAACAGTAATTGTGTTTGTGCCGTTGTTAACTCCAGTACCGCCAGTCGCTGGGTTTACGATGCCACCCAAAACAATACCGCCTGCTGTAGGCGTATTAGGTGTCAATCCAGTAGTGCCTGCACTAAATGTCACAACACCTGTACCAGCAGATACGGTATTCCATCCTAGATTGGTATAAACCTCTAGGGCCCCAGTATCAGTGTTGTATCGGAAAGCACCATATGATGGTGTGCCACGCTGTGCAGTTGTACCAATAGGCAACTGAACAAAGTTTGTACCGGGCAATGTTGGGTTTGGAGCAATGCTGACAACTGGAGTAGTTGTACTGTTAGCGACTGCAATTTGATTGACTGTTCCCTGTACGCTGGTGACAGTACCATCTCCAGTACCTATGGTTGCCCAAGAACTGCCTTCATAAAACTCAAATCTAGCTGTATCGGTGTTATAGCGAACTACGCCATTGACAGCTAATCTTTGTAATGTAGATCCTGATGGGACTTGAACGCCGCCATTGCCGGGCAAAATTGGATTGGAAACAATGCTAATCGTAGGTGATCCACTAGCCGCATTTCCGTTGGCAATACTAATCTGATTAGTAGTTCCCTGTAATGTGAATGGGGAAAAAGTGCTTCCATTGATAGCCAAAATACCAGTGCCTGACAAGCTTGCCAAGTTCTGTAGATTAGTATTCAAGCCAATTAAAGGGTTACCAGCGATCGCATCGGCATTGGCAATAGTCATGCCTGCACCTACTGTTAAAAGTCGATTGGTGACCGTTGTAGAGCCTGTTTTGACGATTATTCCAGTGCCTGCATTATCCAATGACAGTGCGGCACCGATTAAGTTGATTTGTAGGCTATTTCCTGCCCCGTTATCGGTAACAGTTAAACCTGAACCTGTGGCAATGTAGCGTGCCTGAGTCAGACCAGCAGTAGATCCTACTGTCAAAAATGGATAGTTAAGAGCACCAGCACCAGCAATAGCACCCGTAGTAGTTTGTACCGTTACGCCATTTTGAACGATTGGAACGCCTTCAGTACCTGTTAGAGCACCAGCGACTGGTAATTGGGTTATCGTTACTTGTCCACTCATATTATTGGCTCGTCGGTGAATTAGGGCTTGGTGAAATTATGTCTGTATTGCCATCTTGCTGTGGTACCGCAGTCCCGTTTTCAGTGCTGATATAGAATTCGCTTGGATTACCGCCCGGTATGCTTGTATCGTTAGGGCCAATTACTAATCCAGCATCATCTGCCGCAACACTGAGGTCAGGTCTTGGATATTGTAAATTGATACGCTCAGTTTTACGAGCAGGTAGTCTGTAAGGGTCTTTCTGATCCGCACATCCCTGTTGACACACTTTTAGACCCGGAAAATTGGGGTCAGGCATGGCCTCAGTAATGGCCCTCTTCATCTTGCATCGATCGCAAATGAAGATTGCTATTACTGCGTTGCCAGTTGTGTTTAACCATTTAGGCATTATCTTGTGTA